CTTATTAGTGCAACCGCTCAATAGCATCATCATAGATGCGAGTGTTATAACAAGGCTGTGATTTAATAATCTTTCTGACCACTTGAATTTTGTCTTGGCTTGCTTGTTTGATTTCATCGTGGATTACTCTCTGTTGCTCTATTGCTTGACGCTCTGTCTCAATCGTATCTTTTAGCGATTGATTGACTTGCTCTTGGCTTTTAATAGTTTGGGCTTGCGCTTGGTTTTCGGCTCTTAGTTCATCTATATTCTTTGATTGGTGCCAAATCCAACCGCACAAGCCCAAAATGGTTAATGCGATAATTACGATTGAGTAGATTTTAAATCTGCTAAACATAACGCTCTTTCCTTTTCTCTACGCTTAACCAAGCCTTGCAGTTTTCGTCCGTCAGCATAGACCCAGCGTAAAAGTTGATTACACCCAGCAACATACTTACCGTTTCGCACTAATCGAAACATTGTTGAATTCTTAAGATTACCGCATCCGTTATTAAACGTAACAGATACCATAGCATCAAACACAGATTGTGGTAGTGTTCTGCCATTGGCGTATCTGTCAACGCACGATTCGGCGAGTTTAATATCGTTTTTCCATCGGTATGCGATCTCTTCATTTGTGTATTTCTTGTTAGGCTCTATCTTTTGCCCAGAGTATTCTGTTGAGCCGATACCAACAGTCAATACATCTGCTGGGCATTTATATGGAGTTGCTATACAACCCTCAGCATTACCGATTATCTCAGCTCCAGCAGGGCTTAATCTTAACTCTCCGCCAAATTGAGAATACATGATTCCAATAACCGCAATAACAGAACAGGCACCAAGCGCTTTTCTAGTCTTCGACAGTACCATCTCTTAATCCTCGCTTTAATTGTTCCATCTTCAACTTATGAAGCTCATCCGCTCTGCGCTCTTCGTTCTCTCTTACTTTACCCTCTTGGAATTTAGCGTACATATTAACGAGACCACTGATTAAACCGATGATTAAACCAAAAATAGCTAGCCACTCTTGGAATGAATACATCGCCCAGAATGCGCCAAAGCCAGACCAAAAAATACTTTGATTCCCTGCGTCTTTTAACATTCTCATACTCCACCTCGCTGTTTGTTGCGGGGCAATAAAAAAGCTCACGTTTATTGTGTGAGCTTGGTGTTTGGATAATAAAAAACCCCGACCGTTTCCGATCAGGGCTGTTTCTAAACTTATTTTTGCGTTTGCTATGCGCTAAAACCGCAACTTATACTATATGCTACAATTTTACTTGCAAGCTGTCAACACTTTTATTAATTATTTTTTCAAACTACACCATATTCCCAAAGTACGGTCTTTTTAAATAATGTTTTCTACATTTTACAGCGTTGCTTTATTTGCATTCTGCTGTTGTGTAGTAATTGAGATAATGAGATCACAAATTTTACGCATAAAAACCCCGTCTTGTAAGCGGGGCTTGAGTTATTATTTCTTATCCAAATGAAGATATTCAGCTAGGGGTTTTAACTCACTAACATATTTATCTTTGTCTTTTTTCGAAATTTTACCAGCGACCTTTTCTACACATTTGATTTCTATTTTATCTTTGCAAGCAGTAAAGTTATTCGTTGCTTTAAATAGAACGGCAGTCATAAACGCTAATTGGCGCATAGCTGGAGAAGTGCTATCAATTTCACCTGCCTTCAATTTATCTATCTGTGAAAAATAAGAGTCAATAATATCATTTATTATCTTATTTTTATCAAAGAATCGACATTGTTTTAACATTGGTGAGCCGGCTACTTCCCCACCTCCGACACAAGATATTTCAATTTTTTGTCCCTTATTTAACTCAATGAGTTTATCGTGTTCATCTTTGACAAAATGAGCCTGAACGGCACTAAAACTATATTTGTTTTTTGTTGTAAAAATAATATATGGTTCATCACCAATGCCGCTATCAATGCTTTTTATTGTGCCTGAAACAACCAAGTTTTTATTTTTATAATATTTGTCTCCTCTAACCTCATTTTCACTGTATGTTTTTAAAATTTCCTCAGCAGGAACCGTTTTTAAAGAATCAAAGCGAGAATCGCTTTTATATTCATCTTCAAAAGATGAATCTCCTCCATCAGTGAAAGTCTTTATGTCATCAACTATCATAATTTTGATAAAATCAACTTCGCGATCGCTTGGCTGGTATTTCATTTCCTCGGCGCATGCAAAATTTGCTGATAAAGAAAGAATTAAAGATGCGAGTAAAAGTTTTTTCATTTTTGGTTTCCTCTTTGGTTAAATAGAAATTCCTATTCTACGAAACCAAAATGTTTATGTAAGTTTTCAGCCAAATTTATTTCAACTTTGTGATCTACATCTCAAATTTAGGATGCCCTATCAAATTCTCAAATAAAAAAATCTATATAGATTTAATTTATCCTAAAAACATAAATTTAATTTGAGCCGCAACAAAAGCGCCTTTTAAAAATCTAATACCTTGCGCACGCTCTCGGTACATTTTAGCTGGTGAGATATTAAGGGCATTACAAATATCTCTCTCGCTTGCCTGTTGAATGTATAGAGCCATTAAAATTTGATACTGCAATAAATCGTCATCGTGTAGGTTCATTATTTGCTTTTCAATCTTTAAACACTCATCATCTGTTAAGAACTTGATATAAGCCTTTCTGGCTGTTGGCAGCACAGGGATTGAAATTGTCGTACTTGGGTATTCTGTGCCAATTCTATCACGCCCCCAATAGTTACCCCATTTTTCTAAGATACGCTCAACGCTATAAGTCATTCTCAAGCTCCTTAACTTTTGCCTTGTAGATTTTAATTTGCTCTTTGATTTCTTCGATTGTCAGTTTTAATGGCGGATGGTCTTGTCGTTCTAAAAATTCCACTCGCTCAATGCCAATCTTTTTAACTAGATTTATTCTGTACTCTATGGCGTTTCCGCTCTTTTGGTTGTTACATGGGGCGCACTGTTTATGGATGTTATCCTCGTTAAATCTTAACTCTGGACAAGCTCCACGACTTCGATAATGCCCTGCGTGATATTGCCCTTGATGATAACGACCGCAAGATATACAAGGCTCGTCTTTATCTCTCAAGCGGATAAACTTATTTACCCAACTCTGTAAATCGTCCAGCCACTCGGAACGGCTTTTGATTTTCTGTTTAAGTGCGGTCATTCTTTTCTTGGTTTCTAACCGCTCTTGTTTTTCTTGTTTCTCTTTTTTCTTTCTTTCCTGCTCTTTTGATAAAGCTATCGCACATTTAGGTGAGCATACCTTTTGCATTGAGCTGATAGTTTTCACAAAGTAACAGCCGCATACTTTGCATTTGGTTTCTTTAGGTTTATTCATATCTAGCCTCTATAAATGGCTTTCTTGTTGGCACGACTTACTGGATAGCTTACTTTTGGCATGGTTACTACAAAATCTTCTTTAGCTATATTCGCTAATACTGATGCTACTGCCGCCGCTATAATTTTTTTACCGTGATCAACGTGGCCGATTGTGCCTACGTTTACGTGCGGTTTTGTACGTTCAAATTTTTCTTTGTTATTCATCATCAGCTCCAGATATAAAACAAATAATCACAAATACAACCACGAAAAGAACTACTGCTAGGGCTATTTCTTCTTTCATTCGGCTTTATCCTTAACGTATTTGAGTGTGTAGTATTTCTTTTTAAGCTCTAAAAGTTCACGATTTAAAGCCTCTTCTGATGAAAAACTGGCGCAAATAACAACACCAAGAAGAAAAGACAAATAGCTTAAGAGCAAAGATAAAACACCAAGCGAGCCTCTTGATAAATATCCAATAGCAAAGCACCCGATGATGATTAAAACAAAAATTAACGTTCTCATAGCTTAAAACTCCCATTTATCATTAAACTTAACACCATTTTTCACGCCCCAAGCGGTTATATATTCAATTAAACTAGCTGACCGTTTAACGCTCATTTTTGCGGTGCTTTCTCGTAGATTGATTACTTCGCCCTCTAAACCAATTACCATTTCAGCTTTGCCACCTGTTGCGATTTTGTGAGCTGATACCATAATCATTTTCCAAGTGTCGATGTCTCTTTTCTCGCCGTTAAATTCGCACTGTTTGCTAATATCGCTTAATAGTGCGTGCAGCTTTGAGTTCTGTTCAAGTGAGCGTGTCATCGGTTGGATTTTTACCACCAACGGCTTTTTGTCGTCCGTTGGCAGCTCTTTGATAAACTCAATGCAATTTAACCGCACTTGGTTTGAGCGTAGGAAAAATTGCTTTTTAATCTCCATTATTTTTCCACTCCAGCCCTTTGAATGAATCAATATGAACGTGCCGGATAACTTGATTCATCGCTTTTTGATATGGGTTAAAAATTGCGATTACATTTCCACGGCAAACATCAGTATATTTGCCAGTTTCACCGTTTAGAAATTTAACTCTCCCACCAACGATAAAGCGGATTTCAGTTGCTTTTTGCGTAACAAGAGCGAACCATTTTGTAGATATATCGACAGGGAGCAACATAACGACCAAGCAATTATTGTTTTCAAAGAGGCTTACTGCTCTTTCAATAAATGGCAATGGCTTGCTATACGGAGGATTTACGAATACGCTTTCGTCATTTAGTGGATAAGTTAAAAAATCCTGCTCTTTTGTGATAAAAAATTCAGGCACTTTTGCATTTTCAGCACTAGCGCAGCCATCACAAGTAAAGACGAACTCATTATCAAGTGGGTTAAAAATTGATAATGGAGTTGGATAGGTATCTTTATCAATTTTTTGCTCTGTCATTAGTTGGCTCCTTTCCCATAACTTTTCGCATAGCTTTTCGGTGCTTGTTGCGGTTTTTCGTTTAATTCTTGATAGGCTTTTGCTTGGTCGCAGTCAACGAAATGACCTTTATCAAATCTCATATACGCAGTGCCTAATTCGCCAAAACGGTTTTTAGTGATGATTGCCTCTGAATACGGATTATCTGTATTGGCTTTATAAGCACCCTCACGGTAAAGCATAATGATTTGACTTGCATCTTGTTCAATCGAGCCAGAATCTCTTAAGTCGGAGTTTGCCGGGCGTTTAACTGCTCGACTATCAACTTCACGATTGAGCTGACAAAGTAAAATAATCGGGATATTGAAATTCTTGCTAAACGTTTTGAGCTTGCTCATTGAGTTGGCGATAGCTTGGGTTAGGTTGATGTTATTTGCTTGTTTGTGATCCATTAAGCCTAGATAATCAATCACGATTGCGGATAGGCTGCCTACTTCGCTCAAGTGTCTTTCTGTAATCGCACAGATTTCATCTGCTGATAAACCACCACGGTCAACGAAATAGATTTTTTGCTCACGAATATCGCTGATTGCGTTGGTTAAACGGTTGTAATCTAAATCGTCTAAATCTTGAGGGTTGCGGAGTTTTTTAACACCAACACCACCAGTCGCACTTAACAAGCGGTCGATTAGTTGGAAATTCCCCATCTCTAAGCTGAAAAACAATACTGAACCGTTGTTTTTAGTGATGTTTCGTGTGAGTGTTAGACTGAATTCTGTTTTACCTGTACCGGGGCGACCAGCAACCACTACGATGTCAGTAGAATTGATGCCGCCTAGAATGTTATCCACCGCCTCAATGCCTGTGTAAAGTAAACGCTCTTTAAAATCGCTTTGTGAACGTTTTTCTAATACATCGATGTAAGAGTCCATCAACTCACCCATCGCCACAGGTTTGATTTCCGTTTTGCTGACAAGGAGTTTCTGAATTTGATTTAATGCTTTTTGAGTTAATTCGTTCACTTGGCTTTCGTTGCGAGCTTGTGACATTTCGCCAGCAAGTTTAAGCATAGTTTGTTGAGCTGAACGGTTTACCCAAGAGGAATGGATTTTTTTCGCATAACCTAGAAGATTTCCGCCATAAGTCGCTTTATTTGCCATTTCTGCTAACGTTGCTAGGTTTTCGCCATAGTCTTGAGAAAGTAACAAGAAGTCGATTAAATCGTGTTTACGAGCTTGTTTGCGAATATTTGCGTATAAAGCACCTAGATTGTATGTTGCGAACATTTCAGGTTCTAACCAACTAATCACTTCACGAGCTTGAGCAGTTAATCCAGTTGCTAGCATTGAGCTGATTAGTCCGTATTCTAGGTTGTAGTTATTATCTTGCGTTACCATTACCAATTCCCCTCTAAAACTTTATCCAGTGTTGTCTCTCTCAAGATGTATTCAAAATCTGCTTTCCAGCCTCGATTGTTTTCGCCAAAGTAGAAATTCGGGGCGGACTTTAAGAAGTCTTTGAAATACTCACCAAGCGCGGACTCTACATCGGACTCAATTTCAAATCGTTTAATAAACACTTGAGCTAGTTTCTTAATCGCTTTCTTGCGTTTATCACTTAACTGTGATGGATTTGCGATTAGTGGTAGATTTGAATTTAATTCTTTCACCAGGTCGTTGTATGTTTCTGCTACTGCTGAATAATTAACCTTGATTGAATTTTGTTTTTTGTCAGTGTGCGGCTTGTCCGCACCCCCGACTTCCGAATGTTCTGCGTTAGCAGATTCCCCGTTAAGGGGTAAGGGGTTATCTGTATGTAATCTAGTGTTGTAATCTAGTGTATTAACGAATGTCACTTTGTCGCACTCCCGAATGTCACTTTCGGACATTGGGGAATGTTCGTTTTGTACATTCGCCAATGTTGCTAATAATTCGTCTAATTTGTC